ATCTTCACAGTGTCGTCTAGTATGTTAAAGAAGTTTAACAACACTGGATTATTTGCAAATGAAATTCCATGTTTGTTGCTGAAACGTTTGAGACGTACTGCACTTGATCCTACATCAGTATAAGTTACTGTCATGCTTCCTGTGGACAATGCAGCATCAGCTTCATTGGCTAATGTGCAAATTCCGCACTCAGCAGCAGTACCCGAAGTACCAGCACCAGCGGCTGCAGTAACAGTAAAAATTTTACCTACTGCTATTGTACCTTCACCAGCACCCATTGCAACCCAGTCAGTATCGCCAACACTTACGATTCTTATTTGTGAACCAACAATTGCATCTGCCGGGTCAATTGCACTAGCATCTAATCTTGATACCAAGAACTTCGAAGCTCCTTTTTGGCGTACAATAAAGCCATCGCCTTCAGCAGTAATGCTACCGCCTGTTGGTCTAATTCTTGTGCTTACCACTGGAAATGTATAATCACTAGTAGCAGTGTCTCCACCAACTACTCCAAAAAATAATGCATCAGCTGGTGTTCTACCTGCAACATCATCTCCAGGGTTGTTAAATCCTGCATCTTGTGTATCAGATATTTTTATTTTTAACGGTCTTCCCATTTGTTTTCTCCTTATAAAGTCCCGTTCTAGCGGGTACGCAGTTTTGTCTGCATAAACACATTATTGTGCAATGGTATTTATGTCAAAAAAATAGCACCCGAAGGTGCTATTTTAATAAAGTTAAGTGTTATATTATGAGAATGATAAGTTGCTTACTGCAATTTCACCCACATAGTCACCGGCATTACCAAATGAACTTGCAGTGTTTGATAACTCGATATATCCATATCTAGTCATGAAACTTACTACTGGCTCAAATGTTGACGGATCTAGTACAACTCCTGAACTCATTAGCGGTACGTATGGGCAGTAGAAAGCTGGAGCGTCTGTTTCAGATGCACCTTTGTATCCTACTAATACTGCTTGAGTGTCAGCTGCATATGAATCAACGAATACTCTCATTGTACCGTTTAATGTACCTACAAACTTAGTGTTTGTTGGTGCTTCAAAAGTACCTTCTGTAGTTCTAGCAAATGCTGAAGTTGTAGCTGATTGTAATACTGTCAATGAAGCTGGAGAAACAACTGCATAGTTACCTGCACCACGTCTTGTACGTTGTGCAATTAAGTTAGCTGTTCTGTTTATTAACACTGCTAAAGCGGCATGCTCGTCACCTACGAAAGTTGCAGTACCTGATACTGCAGCCTGGTTGTATGTAAATTCAGTTGCGGCTAATGTACGTAGAGATAAAAGAATCTCTTGATCAATCTCAGCAGTAATCTCCTGAGCTAATGCTGCCATGATTTCTGCTTCTACATCGATACCGTGCATTGCTTGTGCATCTTGAGCTGCTTCAAATGTCCAACGTGCTGATAGCTTACGTGTTTTTGCTTCTACAGGTTGCTTTAGGATCTGCACGTTAATTTTATTACCTGCTTGACCTTCTAAAGTTGCTGTATTTGCTCCACCGTAACCTGCTGCTGTTCCAGTGTTGTTAGAGTATGCAGTTGCAATCTTGAATGGTGACAATGCCTCTTCACCAGCTGCTGTTGATGTAGCTGCTGCAGAGTTGTCAGTCATTGCGTCAGCATAACGTACTCTAAGTGTGTGGATTTGGCCGACTGGTCCAGTCATTGGCTGAACACCAACTAATTCGTTGGCTATAACAGTTGGCATTACACGTCGAATAACAGGTAAAATAACTCTGTTAAGAGTTGCAATGTTACCTGATGAAGTTGATCCCGCTGTTGCGTTCTCAGCTAAGTGTTTTTTGGTGTTTTCTAAGATAACACCCATTGTTGAGCGACGAGCACCTTGTAATCCTTCTAGGAGGGCTTCTTTGGTCTCACCCCAACGGCTTTCTAGTAGTTCTTGTGACATTAAATGTCTCCTTTTTTAGTTTAAAGCCCTGCTAGGCGTTTTAGGTCAATAACGTTGCTATGAGCATCATTAGTGGCTTTGTCGACAACCTTTGCAGTTTTATTACCAGTTTGTTCAGTTAAATTTGAGGCTTTTTTAATTCCTTTGGTTTCACTGATTACTGCTGGCAAATATTTTTCAAAAGCGTTCTTCAATCGAGATGTCTGAACGTTTTCAAGTAAGTTAGTCATAATTTCTCTCTTCTCATCATTGAGAGGAGATAGAAGCTCGTCCAATGTAGCATCACGCTCATTGGCTTCTTTTATAACTTTGATTTCGTTATTTTTGCTTTCAACAAGTGCTTTCGCCTTGTCTTTAACAGCAATGGCTTCTGCCAACTGTTTATCTTTTTCTGCTATAGTTGCATTAAGTTTACGTACTTCCTCATTTTCATTTAAATGTGTAGCACCAAACTCAGTTGCATATGCTTCGAAGATTCGACGACCAAAATTGTTCTCACGAGCAATTTTAATGTCTTCTTTAAGTTGACCCATTTCAGCCTTAAGATGCGTAGATACAGTTGAAGCCATCTTCTTAGCAGATTCTTTTACAAATTTGCTCTTTAGATTATCAAGTTTATTGCGTGCTTGCGAAACAAGTCTTACTTTAGTTTCAACTAAGTCTTTCTTGTCACTTGCAAATTCCTTGATTTCTTCAGCCAAAGCACCAACAACAAATGATTCTAATTTCTCAAAACCTGTTTTTGATACCTTACGATCTGCTCTAAGTTCTTTTAACTCTTCTGAAAGTTGTTTTACTAAAAAGCCGTTAAACTTATCAGCATTTTCTTTCATTTTGTTGTGGAACTTAACACGATCTTCAGCTAGTGCTTTCTTCTCTTCTTGCAAAGATTGTATTTCACTAGCCAAGCCTTCTGTAACCATTTTATCTAGGGCTTCTACCATCACAGTTTTGTCATGCTCATAGCGTTGTGCAAACTCCTCACGAAGTTCGGCACGCACTGTCTCTTTGGCCTCTACCATTTTTGCTTCCCATTGTTCAGCAATAGCAGTACGAGTGTCCTCATTGACGAGATCGCTATCTAATAGTGGTTTAATAGCATCTAACATGCGATTCTCCTAAATTTTTAGGTCTCTGATAAGACGAGAAACTTCGTCTTTCAGGTACTTTTGTATTTTGCCGTCCTTCCCAGACTCTCGGGCCATTTCTAAAATGTGATGTCCATGTTTCATGTTCATCAGTCCTTCATAAATTGCCTTTGGATATGCATTTGGAGCACTGGGTTGTGCGACCACGTCTACAGTGACTATTTCAAAGTCACTGACACGTCCGTTATGCGGATCGACATTACCCGATCCACGACTCGATACGCCCAATCTCACACCGGATTGCAACATAGTTTTTACTAGTTGTCCCATTGGAGTTGGAAGAATTTTTAATTTTCCGTAACCATTAGGCCCGTCCATCCACATGCGTTCAATCATGTGGCAGACACGGTCTAAATTAATCTTGAGGTCATCTGGATGATCTACTTCACCAAGAACGCTTGTTGTTTTAATTTGTTCATTCAGTGTATCAACTGCTTCTGCAATTTGACTCACTGGATAGATACGTTCATTGGCATTTTTCACGTCACCTTGTATGCAGATGCCTTCCATATAGAGGTCCTTACCATCTTTGCCTTCAACAATGTTGATTTTTGCGGCTTCAAAAGTAAGTTCCTCTTTAAGGTATAGCTGTCCCATGTACGTGATTCCTAGGCTAGATTAGCTAATAACAGCCTTGGTGTTAACACCAGAAGCTTGTGATAGTTCAGGCTTTGGAGCTGGCTTAACATCTGGCTTTGTGGTTCCATCCATGTCACCATATTTTGGTGTTGAACGCCCTGATGTGTTTCCATCTTTGATGTCTGCTGGTTTAGCATCCATTCCTTTTTGACCTGAGTTTGCAGCTACTGGACTTTTACTAGCTGGTGAAGTTGTAACTGGCTTAGGAGCGGCGACTAATTCTACACCTTCTTCTAAACCTTCGACTTCTACGTCAACATCTACTGGCTCATCCATTTCGTCTTCCATGTCATCAATCTCGTCCTGCTCCATGTCAGTATCGCTATCGATGTCATCGATTTCATCCTGCTCGCCTTCAATGTCGTCTGTGTTATCGTCAACCTGTGCCATTAGCTCTTCGAATTCACCCATTAGTTCGTCTAATTTGTCTTCGATGTCTACTACACGGTCTTCTAATTCTTCTTCGCCGTCATCGTCATCAACGTCTACGTCGATCATTTCGATTTCTTCTTCCTCATCTTCCATTCTGACGCCTTGTTCTTCGGCTTCAACTTCATCAATGAGGTCGTCTACTTCTGATCCACCTAAATCTGTTTCATCAATCTTTTGATCGTTGTCATGTTCTGCGTCACGCTTGCCACGCTTTCCCATTTCGTCGTCTCTACGATCTTTCATTGATTGTTTTTTGCCTGATTCAGCACCGTCTTTAGCACCTAAATGCTCATCTTCGCGGTCCTTGTAACCTTGCTTTTCTGTAATTTCTTCTTCTGACATAATGTCTTCGTATATGTCTCTTGACTTCTCAACCACTATGTCGTGGAAAAGAGCCTTTGCATTCTTTTCGTCATCGTTGATAACGAATTCAATTAGTTGCTCAAATTTGTTCATGAAATATTCCTTCTAAGTATTGGGCTCAGTATAGTACTTACAAAGAAATTAAAAAACTAGTAGTTTATAGGGGTAAAAGTGGTAGAAAATGAATTTTTTTCTGTGCTAACCTACATTTGTGGTGGAGGTGGAGCAAATTGTGCTTGAATTTTTTTCAGATCTTCTGTTTTTTCGTAATTACGCATATCATACATCTTACGCAATTTTGAAACTTGCTTGAGTGTAAGTTTGGTTTTTCGTAGTTCACCCAGTTCAGGAACACTGTTATCGTCCTTTTGATCTTGGTAATCTTCGTCGGCTTGATCGTGATTGTAAAATTCAAATAGTTTCATACAAATATTTATCCAATTACTTTTTTTGTGCA